CGTTAGAGTAACCTCGTCTTTGACTTGAATACCAAACTTAGACATAATATCACCCTGACCGCCGTAGCCGTCAAAGTTGTTTAAGTATGCCTCAATAATAAAGTATGACCTGAATTCAGAGGAAGTAACCTCCCTCATAATGGTCGCTTCCCTTATGAATGTGCGAGGAATGTAATACACATCCATCCCATACATGCGGATCTGTTCATTGACCAGATCTTGATGTAAGTTCTGCTCCTGAGTGGAGCCGTGTAGGAAAAAGGGATTGACGACCATCGTATTCAGCCAATAAAGTCAAGGGGAGGTAGCTCGTAAGTGCTAGACATATCATTCTTAATCTCTTCCAACTCTCTAACACCGTCATCATAGAGTTGTCTTCCATTCATCTCAATTCCACCAGGAAGTTTAGCTCCGGTGAACTTAATTAGGTTCTGACCCCATTGCTTCTTGATAGCAGCAACTAGGTACTTCTTAACCCAACTGTCGTTATAGATCTCACAGAAATGCTCTGGATCGAGCGCCCTGTAACATTCAATTACGATGACCTTTCCCGCAGAAAGATCCTTCCAGTTAATATCTAGGTACAATCTGTCCTGTCTCTTATTGAAACGGATGATTGCGGCTGGATTAAACATAAAGTTGTAAGTTTCATACCATTGCTTAGCAATGTAGTATGAGATCATATCACCGCCTCCCCACATACCAAGACCACCTAGACCACCGAGATAGCCTGGAGCAATGTAAGGTGATGCGCCGGGTCCTAGGATGCCGCCGCCTCCACCAAAGCCTCTGCCTCCAGTTGCTTCGGGTGGTACCATAACTTTCTCCACACCAATAATGTGGGGTGGGATCTTGATGTAGTTAGAGTTTTCTATAAACTGACTAACTGTAGCGCCAGTAGCGCCGGGGAAGGTGTTCGTGGAAGAATCTAATTGGGGTTGGTAGAATGGATTAAAATCCCGCCCCCTTTTGATATCCTCTTCGGTAAATTCATACTTTAAGTAAGTACGAACAACACCATCATAGTGCCTCTCCTGGAAGTACTGGATGGTGTCGTCGAGAATATCATCGAGTTGCTCATCAGCAACGTTAATCTCTAATACAGGGGCTCCTAGACGCCTTAGAGCGTATTCTACAAGCTCTTGCCTGTTAGTGGGCTTAGCCATCAAAAGCTCCCCCCGTCGATTGTGTTAGTAAACGCAGTATTATTTGTTACTGGGTCTACAGTTAGAATACACGTGGAGGTCTTTAACTGACATTCTTCAACCTTAGATGTGAAGATATCACCATTCCATACCGGTACAGAGCCTGGTGTGATCTGAGTAAAATCAGTATCAGTTAGACCCTCTAGGGATGATGGCACACCGTTTGAAACTACTCGGACAACATTCCTTTGTCCGATCTGATCGAGTAAATTCGCCATCAGCTTCTCTCCGTGTCTTCACTACTTGGGTTAGTTTGGACCCACTGTCCAGAATCCTGATCAACATAATAGACGTACATACGTCCAGATGTTGAATTCCACCAAAGATTTCCTTCGATTGGATTTTCTGGAGGATTGGGACCAATAGCCACAGGTGGCGTACTTGGTGGGATTACTCCTGATTGCATGTCGGTTACTCCTGGGTTTACTAGAGCCATGCCCTCAACTACACGATAAACTTTGTTATCTGTAGTGCTAATCAACATAACATCATATACATATCTACCTTCCTTTAAAACGGAAGTCTGGGCAGATGTAAGGGTAATAATAATTTCACCTGCTCTTGGATTAGGAAACTTAACGTCAAATTGAACGCCAAATTTTGCTCCTGGGTGCTTTCTCAACTGACCAACCGCTCTAAACCGGCTTAGATTAATTGGTACAGATGTTCCGGCATCATCCAACTTAAAGCTAGCGGAAAAGTCAGCACCTTGATCAATATTAATATTTGATACGTAGGCACTTGCCATAGGACTTTAGTGTAGTCTTACTTCTTTATTTATGAATTATTTGCCTCTAAGGCAAGTTGTACCAATTTCTTTAGTTCTTCGATCTCATTTTTTGCTTCATTTAGCTGAGATGCGAGATTGGTGATCTCATCATCCTTTCGTTTTTGACTAAATCTTCTTTTTTTATATGCCTCGTAACCGGCGCTATCTTTGTTGATGATAGCGCCTTTTTCGTTACGATATAGGTGGTTGTGACCTTCTACTCTTTTCATTTTACGCTAGTGCGATTGCTCTGATGTCTCTTAGGAAGGGTGACCTAGCCTCATTGGTTCCGCTGAATACAATCTTGATTTGGAATGCGGAGAACTCAGGTAGATCATCAACATCATAGCTGTACTCTAGAACTTCATTCAAAGCACTAGCACGAACCATTGCGTTTGGTCTTCCGTTGTTCTTAGATGGGTCGATGATTTGATCACCAATACCATCACCATCCGTATCAATCATGTTATCGTATCCGGGATACAATACCCAAGTTGGCTCTGTACTTCCTGGAGTCGATGGACCATATAGGCGGTATAGGACTCGGAAGTCAGCAGTTTCGTCTCTAAAAGCACTTAGAATAACTTTTAGTGAGGTTGCTGGGTTAGTTAGTTCAATCTTCTGGGAAATGTAGATAGAACTATGTGGATCACCAACAACTAGGTTGACTCTTGGGTCACTGGAGTAGTCTTCGATGGGCTTATTGAGAGCAGACCTTGCTAGTACAGCATTGGCTTGCTTCATATCGATGACTGGGCTTAGGTTCTTATCAGTTGTAGAGAACCTGAGAGCCATAGTCAATGACTTGTTCTGAGGAATAGTATCTAGGAACTCATTCTCATTAACCAAGGAGCAGACTAGTCTTGGGGTAGAGAAACGATTAAAGTCATTGATGTCTAGAGGAGTAAATCCTTGATCTAGGAATGGTACCTCAGAGCCACCTGAACTTTGACCGCTAACAGTTCTTACACTAGAAACAATCTCAGTAGTTGTTCCTGGAGTCAATACACCTAGTGAAGGTAGCATTCTATTGAACTGGAAGTTCTGGGAGCACCTTACATTGGAACCACCAACTTGTTGCTCCTGTATGAAGTTAATCATAGTATCACCAAACTCCCTTGTTCCTCTATCAAATGCTAGTGGAAGGATGTTGATGTCTCTAGTATTACCTAGAGCTGAGTCTGTTGGTAGATCAATAATTGTATTAACTCTTCTTAGGGATACACCACTTACTTCATACTTGAAGATTCTAGTTCCTTCATTGTGAATTAGTGTAGCGGTATTATCAACACCACGATCAGTGATGTTTAGTGAGCCGTTGGGGTTAACAACATATTCGATAACCTCACCACCCAAATAAGCATATCCAGTGCTGGTTGTAATGCCCTCAAATGTTGAGAATAGATCTGGATCATTAACTACCAATCTATTTGTTGATAGGTCGATGGGTTCGATAATTTCAGTACCAACTGTATCAGGTAGAGCACCGAAGATATCAATGATGTTGGTGTCTGCTTCCATACCGTGAATAGGTAGGTTTAGAACCATTATGTTACCTTCAAACATTGGATCAATCACAGTATTCAAGCTAGAAACTTGAGCACCTGTATCGGCTAGGGATCCATCAGCATTGATGGTAGTGATTGAATCACCGGAAGCCATGAAATCACCATCTACAGATGTTAGATATACTGTATCAGTATCTCCGATCTCGGAAATAGTAATAACAGCATCACCACCTGTGTTATCAGTACCGCTGTTGTCGATCTCAACAGTATCACCTGCTCTATAACCAGAACCAGCGTCAACAATACTTACATTGGAGATTGAATTAGCTGCGACTGAAATGGTAACTGTTAGACCACTTCCATTACCAGTTCTGGTGATAGTTGGTACGTTACTGAAGCTTTGGTTGGGGAATCCAGCACCACCTTCTTCTACAGAAACTGTCCGTGCGGGACCACCAATAGATTCAACAACACCAGTGATTCTAGCCACATCAGCTTCACCAGGATTAACTGATACTAGCTTTTGACCAATAACAAACTCATAGGAGTTGGGTTGAACAGGTACCTTGATCTTTCTGGGTAGTGTGAGGATTGGGTTATTTACCAATCTAGTCTGTCTTCCTAGGGGTGGATTGTTTAGGAATACTGTACCTGGCTCGCTAACAAATGAAGCCTTATACAATGTAAACTTAAGGTCTTCAAACTGTGAAGCCGTCCAGATAGAACCGTTCTGTGACTTGAATAGTGAACCATTTAGGTACTGCTGGGAGATGATAACATCGCCGCCACCTTCAGTTGAACCAAGAACATCAGCCTCGCCCATTCTGGCTACCCATGCGGTATAGTCATTAGTGGTTGGTGCGAGTAGAACCACAGAGTAAGTTACTTCAGGCTCTAGGTAAATTGGTGATGGGAATACTACGCGAGTAGGAACAGAACCATCTTCAGAAATGTTTACCTGATTTGGTGATAGAACAACCTCAGCAAAGTCCTGTAGTAGGAAGTTCTGTGGAATAGCCAACTCAGTAGGTCTAATCTGTACAGTTAGGTTATCGGTCTCAGACTTAGTAGCCATGAAGATGTCTACTGCGGTTAGGAACGCACCAGTCTCATCAACACGGAAGGTTTGTGCTAGAGGGTCATCATCTTCCCACTCAACGGGACGATCACGAATCTCAACACGCTCAACGATTGTCTCAACAACTTCAGTAACGTTGTTCTCGATAGTAACAGTACGGTCAATAACCTCAGTAACAGTACGGTCAATAACTTCAGTAAAGTTATTAGTAACAGTCTGGTCAATAATGACTGGAGGTGGTGGTGGGGGAAGATCGCGAATAGTTACTTGTTCTGTCTGGATGTTCTGTACAGTACCACGTGACTCGTAGGTGGTCTCAGCAAAACTAATTGTGGTTTGACCTAGAGTTGGGGTAGCATTAGTTGGGCTAGATGATAGACGGAAAGTACGGATACCAGTCTCAATACGGAAAGCTGGTGTAGTTTCTGCGTATGGATCGCGGAAGAATATAGCGCCAAATAGCTCACCAAAGGTATCAGATGTTAATTGAATCTGAGTAACATCAGCAACAGCACCACTAGAAGATCCAACTAAACGAGTTCCAGAAGCGATTAGACCGAAGAAACGATCATCACTTAGGTCGGATAGTGAGTGGATATCAATGTTTAGGACATTTGATGAAGATGAATAGTTATCAGCTAATACTTCATCTCTGTTGTATGGGCTGGTGGTGAACTTTCTAGCCGCACTGTTAACATCACCAGTCTTATGGTTAGGAGCAACAACGCGAGCAGAGAAGATCTGACTCTCACCATTAAAGCCACGGACAGTTTCACCAATCTGGAATGAACCAGACTGCATTGAAATCTCGATTAGTTTGGGAATAACATCAACGCCAGAGGCACCATCCATAAACACAAAGAAGTTTGTGTGTGGCTTAATACCATTAGCAGAGAAAGCAACATTACGCTCTCTCATGAACTGAGCAACCTCAATGTTAGTTACAAACTGACGCTCAAAGCTCTCGCTGCTACCAAAGATATCAATACGGCGAGTACCAGCATCACGTGTAACAACAAAGTCGTCGTTGCGTGGATCTAGGGCAACAGAACCATCATATAGGATAACATTAAATGGGTTTACGTTTTCAATACGTGATGCTAGTGGCTGCTTAATCCACTCAACTTCAACGTAATCTAGAGTTACCAAGTCACCAGTCTTTCTGGTGTTTGAATCGACTAGGGGAATATCCTGATCTAGAGAAACCGCATTAGCATCGATTCCTTCCTCTAGCTGTAGACGTAGGGGAATTGTAGCAAACTCACCAAAGGTAACTAGTGCTTCTGCTCCAGTACTAACATCAATTTGAGTATCTGGGTTATCGTAATCAATGAAGTCACTATTCTTAAAGTCGTCGGCAAAGAAACCACTCTTGAATCTATCATTACCCTCACTGTCTAGGACCTGAAGAGATTCAGTTTGTCTTTCTAGTAGTGATAGTGATGTTAGCTCTTCTAGTGTATCAATACGCTTATCTAATGCGCCAATGTCGCGCATAGTATAACGACGATTATTTTTGTTAATAATCTTAATATCAAAGATGTCGTATACGTATGGAGGATACTCAATTTGAGCCAACTCCATAGCATTACCAACTTCGGCTGGTAGAGCTGGATCTTTTGCTGGAGCACCTTGTACTAGCTTAAACTGACCCTGAGAGTCTAGGATTACACGATCCTTACGACCAACATAGAAGTTGTAGCCTAGTAGTAGACCTTCGTTGGGTGCTACAACTAGGGGAGGAGTAGAACCTGCGGAGCCAAACTGCCTAGATGTGAAGTAGAATGGTGAGCTTGTAGTTGATGTGTACTGAGGTACTCTTGGACGGAAGTCGAGAGTATCGGAAGCACGGTGCTTACTCTCACCTAGAGTTGGTACATACTTACCAAAATCTTCGTCAGAATAGGAGCTAGCAGTGTAGAAATCACCTCTATCGCTGTCGGGTACAATAAATCTGTCTAGAACAACTAGAAGCTTTTTATTAGGAGCAGCAGCTCCCTTCTTTCTAACTAGACGTGAATAATCATAGAACTGTTCTCTCTGACCCTTATCTAGAGTAAACTTATCAGTGATGTCGTTATAGTTACCTTGGCGGATAGCCTGTAGATTGGTAATAATACCAGACTCAATAAAGGTAACCTTTTCACCAACAACAAAACGTGCCTGTGATAGATAAACAATTCTTACTGTAGTTGCGTCTGGAGCAGATACTACTCTAGCAATACTGTTGCTCTCAGCACCCTGAACGATTTCACCGGGAGTGGTGTTTTCGTCTAGATCAAGACCACTAACAAAATCTAGTCTGTCTAGAATAGGAGCACCACTATCTAGTGATTCATAAACAGCAACAACATTATTAACATCTGGGTGGTTTAGGCAAACCTCTTCGTCATCAACACGGGATCCATAGAATTGGTTGACGACCATACCATAATCGCCACCATCAGCATCTTTAGAAATTCTATCGATCAAGATTTCCTGTGATCGTAGATTTACCTTAGTCTTGGATTTGATAGATGGCTTAATTGCTGTAATATTCAATACAATATTACTAGCACTTGGAACTAGTCCAGTAATCCTGATTTCAGTGGACTGAACAATAACTTGGTTTGAATTAATGCTAGCAATGTTGCCGTTAGCATAAACAACAGAATACTTTTCCTGATCAAATGGAGCAAATATTGCGCCATTGATTGATAGGGAAGAGATGTTGGCTACAAGAACACCAGAGGCATCTGTGGTTTCACTACCAATCTGGGCAGCAAAAGTTAGACCTGAGTTTGCTAGATTTACGCTAGAAACATTAACCTCTTCCATCTTGCTGTAGAGGGAAGCACGCTCTTGGTTTAGAATTCTTGAGTTTAGAATTCTTAGGGGGGAACTAATGGAGCCAGAGTCCACAGTTCCATCACAAACACCAGAAACAGAGCTAACAGCAACTAGAGTCATTGATTGCTCGTTTGAAGCAATGCTGTCTACTCTGTTGAAGGTTGGGACACTCTGTCCAGCTTTTTGGTATGAAACAATATCGCCGACTTTAAAATCGGAGAATAGGTTACCAGCAACA